CACAACGAACATCGACGAGATTAAGGCAATTGCCTGTAGGGCGGCTGAAGTTAAGAACTTCAACCGGATTAGTGAGCAGCGCCTTCGCTCGCTGTACAACGCCTTTAACAAGATGCGCAAGGACCTTAAGAACGTGAAGGCGCTCACCGATGATAAGATTAAGGAACTTCAAATGCTGAATTGATATGACTATAACTAAAGAAAAACTAGCAAGTAAGCACCTGGAGATTGAACGCAACAACAGGCTGTTAAGACGGCTTGAAAAAATTGAAGACTGGTTGATGGACAATCCATTTAACCATCCTGAGTTTGAAAAAAAAGTGGAAGAACGCAATAACCTTTTAATACGAATTAAATGAAGAACATTATTGATGCAAAGCCGGGTTCCTATTTCCGGATTGAGGAGCGAATTTACAAAAGTATTGAGAAACCTGATAACAGTTGCACGGGTTGCTGTTTTTTCGGGAACATGGTACCCTGTACCGCGCCCGTTGTACGCTGTGATAACAGAGTTTTCAGGGATGTGACCTTTGACCCGGAAACACCACAGCTTTTGCCGGAGCCAAAAAAGAACCTTAATCCCGGAATTTTAGTAATGACGGTTTTGTTCTGGACGGCGATTTATTTCTTTGTAAAATCCATAATTTAAAATTTGATTATATGATGCAGAAATTTGATTTAAACAGCCTTAGCGCCGACGATCGCAAGGCGCTGATGGAAGAACTGGCAGCCGAGCAGAAAAAGGCCGAGGAGCTGGTAAAAACCAAGCGTGACGATTACAAAAAACTTGTTGATGAAATGGTTCGTGAATCGTTTGAGCCACTGGTTACGCTTTCGCAAACCATTAAGGATGCAAAAGACCTGGTGTTCTCGAACTTTGAAACGGTAATCGCCCTGAAGGCCGAGCTTTTTGGCGTTAAAGACTCGCAACAGAGCCACACATTCACCAGTGAAGACGGAACCATATCTATCAAGATGGGGCACCGTGTGGTAGAAAATTTCGATGATACGCTGTCGGCCGGTATCGAAAAAGTAAGAAACTACCTTAGCACACTGGCAAAGGACACAGAATCGGCAGCGCTGGTGGAAACCATTATGGATCTGTTGAAGAAAGATGCTAAAGGTAACCTGAAAGCATCGCGGGTGTTGGAGCTTCGCAAGTTGGCGAACCGTGTGCAGAATTCCGAGTTCAGCGATGGAATCCGGATTATCGAAGAGAGCTACAAGCCGGTAAAAAGCTGCCAGTTTATTGAGGTGAGGTTTAAAGACGATAAAGGGCGTGAGCAAACACTTCCGCTTTCAATTTCGGCATTTGATTAATTTTTACATAATAGCAATAAAAGATGCGAAGCAGAGCAGCCGTATATCCGGACGAGCGTAAGTCGGCAAAAGATGCTGATGCCTTTTTTGCAGCCCTGGTTACACCGGAAAGCTGGAAATGCAGAGGGCGTAATGATTTGCGTCAAACTCTTGAAAACGGCCATATATGGACAGTAAGTAGAGGTTTAATTTACAGAGACGCCAAGACATCAGGTTTTGATATTAGGGATTATAAAATAGTAGTGATGTCGGCATCTGGAAGAGGAGCTATTTGTGAAAAAAAAATTGATGAGGACCGACGGTCATTCTACAAAACGGTAATATCAAATAAAACGGTAGCCGACATAAACGAATACATTGAGCAACATTATTTTTAGTTTATGAAAAAAATATTAGCTATTGATTTCGACGGCACAATAGTGGAAGACCGCTATCCGGAGATTGGCTCCCTACGCCCATTTGCAAAAGAGGTTATAAACAGGCTTTGGGCATCGGGCAGGTATAAAATAATTATCTGGACGTGCAGAACCGGGGAGCATGCACTTAATGCGCGCCGGTTCCTTCTGCTTAGTTTGGTCGCATTTGATGAGTTTAACGAGTCATGTCCACAGAACGTTGCCGAATACGGCGGTGTTGACACCCGAAAGATTTATGCTGACATGTACATCGACGATAAAGGTCTCTACGAATTGCCCTCTTGGCACGAAATCGAACAACTAATTGAGCAACGCTTTAAATGAACAAACATGAAACCACGGTCGATAAATATGCTGTTACGTGCCCGCATGGTGCAGGACATGACAGCAAAGCACTACGAAGCCGGACGGCAGGATCGGTGCAAGCGTTGGGTGTATATGAATATTGTATCGAAAGCGCTGCCAATGTCGGAGCGGACATTTTTTCGGTACCTGGCTATGGATATAAGCGATTTGGAGGAGCCGGAAAAGCGGCAGGAAGACAAACGACAATTAAAACTATTTTAAAATGAATAAAAGAACATTGGAAATTGCAGAAGAAACTGCTTTGAAGCTCTACGAAAGTTCAACTTCCGCTTTCAAAGCAATACTGGAGGACACTTTTGGTCGAAAATTTTTCATAAAAGACATTACCGACCGCGTAAAGACTTACGAGGATGCTTGTGCTGAGCTTGATGAAGAACCGCTTAATGAAAGTGATCTTAAAAGTTTAGGATTTACAGATGATGAAATTGTTTATAGAAAAATTAAAACAATTACAAAGGCTTTAAATGAGGGGTGGGTTTCTGACTGGAATAATGGAAATCAGAAAAAATGGTACCCGTGGTTTGAAATGTCCTCCGGGGGCTTCGTTTTCGACGATGCGTTTTGCGCTTACTCGGCTGCGAATGCGGGTGACGCCTCGCGCCTTTGCTTTAAAAGCCGTGAACTGGCTAAATATGCCGGTGAACAGTTTACCAAATTGTATTCAGATTTTATATTATAATTTATAACCGCCGTAAGGCACAAAATTTACACACATGGACACAAAAGAAGTAACAGAAAGAATCAAAACTTTCGAAGATGCACAACGTGAAACAGGTTTACCAAACACTCCTGATTTCAAGGAGGTGCCAGAAGAGATGCGTGAATTTTTAAAAGCAATTTATCAGGCTGCGGTAATTACAAAGGCTTTGAATGAGGGGTGGGTTCCTGACTGGAATAATGGAAATCAGAAAAAATGGTACCCGTGGTTTGAAATGTCCTCCGGGGGCTTCGTTTTCCGCGATGCGAATTGCGCTTACTCGTTTGCGTGTGCGGGTAACGCCTCGCGCCTTTGCTTTCCGACTGAGGAGCTGGCAGATTATGCAGGTCGTCAATTTGCGGATGTCTATTCCCGTATCATTCTGAAGTAATTTTAACAGGCTGTTTGTCTTTGTGAGGTTGTCCTCCAGGGGCTTCGTTTTCAACGATACGAATTACGATAACTCGAATGCGAATGCAGGTAACACCTCGCACCTATGCTAAAAGAATCAAAGACAAGGGCCTTGCCTCTTGGCAAAAAACAACAAAATTCAATGTGTGCTGGTAGCCCCGCGAAAGCGGGGTGAACGCTCGCAAACGAAAAGCAAAGGAACCATGAAAAGATACGGAAATTTATATAATCAAATATGCAGCCTGGAGAACATTACTATCGCCTACCAAAAATCTCGAAAAGGAAAGGTAAATACATATGGTGTACGGCTGTTTGAAACTGACACAGAGAATAATCTGAGGCAGTTGCACCAGGAACTCACAACAGAAACATACAAAACATCTGAATATACTGTTTTCACCATTTACGATCCAAAAGAACGCGAAATCTATCGTCTTCCATTCCGGGACAGAATTGTTCATCATGCAATCATGAATATTATGGAGCCGATCTGGACAAAAGTATTTATTCGACACACTTACAGTTGTATCAAAGGACGGGGCATTCATGCTGTTTTAAGGGCAATTAAACGAGATTTAAACGATGTTGAAAATACTCAATATTGCTTGAAAATAGATGTGAAAAAGTTTTATCCAAGCATTGATCACGAAATACTAAAGACCATTATCCGCAAGAAACTTAAAGACGCCAGGCTTCTTAGATTGTTAGACGGTATTATTGATTCTGCTCCGGGAATACCAATTGGCAATTATCTTAGTCAGTTTCTGGCAAACTTGTATTTGTCTTATTTCGATCACTGGATTAAAGAAACAAAGCAGGTTAAATACTACTATAGATATGCTGATGACATAGTAATACTGGCATCAGATAAGGCATATCTACATAAATTATTGACTGAAATAGTCTTTTATTTACACGCTAATCTCAAGCTTCAATTAAAACGTAACTATCAGGTGTTTCCTGTCGATTCTCGTGGTATTGATTTCGTAGGATACGTATTCTGTCATAATCACACAAAAATGCGAAAATCAATTAAAAAACGCCTTTGTAGAAAAGCTGCAAAGTTAAACAAGAAAAAAATTGACGCTAAAGCTTACAGGATGCAAATAGCCCCATGGATTGGGTGGGCAAAACACTGTAACTCGAGGCATTTACTTAAAACAATCATAAAAAATGAAGAAATTCTCTGACTTAGGAATAAACGTACTTGATGATAAAAATATATTCAACGTTCCTGCGATATCGATTCAGGATGTTGTGAATTGCGAAATTGAAATTGTTGACTTTGAAACAAACGTAAAAACCAAACACGGTGATGGTAGGTATATCCTGAAGGTTAAATATGAGGGAAAAGAGTATAAGTTCTTCACAAACTCATCTCACATAAAAAACGCACTTGACCAGGTTGAAAAGAAGGACCTACCTTTTATAACGACTATAAGACAACAACGTTTTGGATCCGGAACTGCAAAAACTTATCATTTTACCTGATATATTATTATATAAACGAAAAAATAATTTGTACGTTTAATTAAAAACAAATTGTTCACAAAGAAGCAGTTAAGGTTAATTGCGGAACTAACCCGATTGAAAACTGGCAATTGTTACATAGCGTACTGCTTGAGCTGATACGCAACGCGATGCCACAGG